TTGATCCTGTCAAGATTTATAAAAAATCAACACCTATTGCAGTAAAGGGAGCATTGATATACAATCATGCATTAAAAAATAAGAAACTATTTAAAAAATATTCTACTATTAAAGACGGGGAAAAGGTAAAGTTTGTTTACTTAAAGGAACCAAACACAGTAGGTGCAAAAGTTATTTCTTTTTCTATCCGTCTTCCTGAAGAATTGGGTCTACATAATTCTATAGATTATGAAATGCAATTCCAAAAAAGTTTTGTTGATCCGTTGAAGGGGATTGCAGAATGTATTAATTGGAATATGGAAAGAACATCTACATTAGAACAATTATTTGTATAGGAGATATTATGGATTTTTTGAAAAAAGTGATAAAGAGTTCTGGTAACGAATTTGCGTCTATTGTTGAGGATGGATTGGATGCTAGTGATGTAAAGGATTATGTTGATTCTGGTAGTTATATCTTTAATGGTCTTCTTTCTGGTAGTATTTACGGTGGTATCCCTGACAATAAAATTATTGCTCTTGCAGGGGAATCTGCTACAGGGAAAACTTATTTCAGTATAGGAATTGTAAGAAGTTTCCTAGAAGAGAGAGAAGGATCTGTTGTTTTATATTTCGACACAGAACAAGCAGTCACAAGCGAAATGTTCAGAAGCAGAGGAATAGATCCCTCAAGGGTAGCAGTATTTCCTGTAGCTACTGTAGAAGAATTTAGAAGACAAGTTATTTCTGTTGTTGACAAGTATATGGAAATGCCAGAAGCAGAAAGAAAGCCAATGATGCTTGTTCTTGATTCTTTAGGTATGTTGTCAACAGAGAAAGAAATGGGCGATACAAGTGAAGGAAAGAATGTTCGAGATATGACTCGAGCACAAGTTGTAAAATCAATTTTTAGAGTTTTAACTATAAAATTAGGAAAAGCAAAGATTCCTATGATTATTACAAACCACACCTATGATGTTGTAGGAGCATATGTTCCCATGAAAGAAATGGGTGGTGGGGGTGGTCTAAAATATGCGGCAAGTATTATTGTTTATCTTTCAAAGAAGAAAGAAAAAGTGGGCAATGAGGTTGTTGGTAACATAGTACACTGTAAACTTTTCAAAGGCAGATTTACAAAAGAAAATAAAATGGTAGATGTTCTCCTCAGATATGATTCTGGTTTAGATAGATATTATGGATTGGTTGACCTCTGTCTGAAACATGGTATACTGCGCAAGGTGTCTACCCGCATAGAGTTGCCTGACGGCAGCACCGTATGGGAAAAAAACATCAATGAAAATCCAGAAAAATATTTCACAAAGGAAATGCTGGATAAAATCGAAGAAGCTGCTAAAAAAGAATTTATGTACGGAAGTGATAACCAAGAGGTAGAAATTGACATCACCGAAAACAATTGAATCTCTTATTATAGAGAATCTATGTGTAAATGAGGAATACTCAAGAAAAGTTCTTCCTTTCATAAAGGAAGAGTATTTTCATGATACAACCGAAAAAGAGATTTTAAAATTAGTACTTAAAAATATTATTAAATATAATAAATTACCATCGAAAGATACATTACTTGTTGGTTTATCAAATAACAAGTCGCTAACCCAACAACAATACGAATCTTGTATTTCTTATATAAAAGATTTGGAATTTTCGCCTTGCATCAATGATGATTGGCTAATAGATGAAACAGAAAAGTTTTGTAAAGATAAATCGATTTACAATGCTGTTCTAGAATCTATTCATATTATTGAGGGAAAAGACAGGGAAAAGACTCCAGATTCTTTACCAAGTATTCTATCAGAAGCTTTATCTGTATCGTTTGATACAAATATCGGACATGATTATATTAAAGATGCTGAAAAGAGATATGATTTTTATCAGAAGGTAGAATACAAGATACCATTTGACCTAGACTATTTCAATTCTATTACAAATGGCGGGGTAACACCAAAAACATTAAATTGTGTGATTGCAGGAACAGGTGTCGGCAAGTCTCTGTTTCTGTGCCATCATGCATCTAATTGTTTACTACAAAATAAGAATGTATTGTATATTACCTGTGAAATGGCAGAGGAAAGAATTGCAGAGAGAATTGATGCAAATATTATGGATCTTACCATAGACGAGTTAAAAGAATTGCCGAAAAATGTTTATGCAAAGAAATTATTTCAATCTACCCAGGGGGTATCTGGTAAATTAATTATCAAAGAATATCCTACAGGTTCTGCACATGCTAATCATTTTCGACATCTACTGCATGAATTAAAATTGAAACTTAAATTTGTTCCTGATGTTATTTTTATTGATTATCTGAACATATGTGCTTCTTCTAGATTTAAATCTGCAAATGTAAATATGTACACCTATATTAAAGGAATCGCAGAGGAACTGCGAGGACTTGCAATTGAATATAAAGTTCCTATTTTCACTGCCACACAAACAAATCGACAGGGCTACAATAATAGTGACATGGGACTTGAAAATACCTCCGAAAGTTTTGGATTGCCTGCAACTGTAGATTTTATGTTTGCTTTGATCGGGTCTGATGAACTTGATGAAAAAAATCAAATAATGGTAAAACAATTGAAAAATAGATACAGCGATTTATCAACAAACAGAAAGTTTGTTATTGGTATCAACAGAGGAAAAATGAAACTATTTGATGTTGATGAGTCCGAACAAGCAGGGCTTATCAGTACAGGTTCTGATGATGACATTGGGTTAGACGGTCTAACCAGTTTTAGTAAGAAGTTTTCTTTTAGAAAGGATTTTTCATGAGTCAAGAAAAAAATGCAGATTGGGCAATTGAGAAGAATAAGAACGAACCTTGGTATTTTAAGTTCTCTGAAATTCCTGTGATTCGTGATGATGATTTACAAGAATGGGAAGAATGGGCAAAAAAGGCATTTCTTGATTCTCAAGCGGAAACCAATAATGATTGAAATTTCAGAAGAGAGAAAAAAAGAACTATACATCAAAGCAAAGAAAGAAATAAAGTCAAAGAATATTCCAATGGACCCTGAGACATTTGAGGCTCTTGTGACTAAATTATATAAAGAATATCTAACCAAAGAATCAAATGACTGACTATATAGACAGGCAATTCATAAACATAGCTGCAAGCCGTCTTGATCGTTTTAAATGGAAGAAGAACGATCTTGCCAATTGTAGGTGTTGTTTTTGTGGTGATTCCTCCAAAAACAAAATTAAAGCTAGAGGGTATTTTTATAGAAAAAAGAATAACTTTTTCTATAAATGTCATAATTGTGGAGTCAGTGTAAATCTTTATAACTTCTTAGAAAAATTAGATCCTAATCTATGTAAAGAATATGCAATCCAACGATGGAAAGATGGACAAAATAGTAATAGTAATTACAAGAAGCCAACGATAGAAATAAGTTTTGAAACTGAGAAAAAGTTAAATAAAAATATTCTATCAGGATTGCCGACATTATCTTCTTTGGAAAATGATCATCCTGCATATGAATATGCTAGAAAAAGAAGAATACCAAAGAAATATTTTGATGTATTGTTGTATTCTGAAAAATTCAATAATTTAATAGAATCAAATTCAATTAAAAAAGACGAGAGGATTGTTATTCCTGTATATGATACACAAAACAATCTTCATGCATTTCAGGGAAGATCTATACATTTTTCTTCTATCAAATACATAACTAAAAAGGTTACAAATCAAAGAATTTGGTTCGGACAAAAAGATATAACAGACGATACTGTTTTTGTTACAGAGGGTCCGATAGATTCTATGTTTATTCCAAATTCTGTCGCCACTCTTGGTATGTCAAATTGGAGAGAAATACCAGAAGAATTACAAAAAAAGAATTTAATATTTGTTCTTGATAATGAACCAAGAAACAAACAAGTTACAGAAATTATGTTGCAAATTGTAAAGGAAGGATATAAGATATGCATCTGGCCTAAAAACATCATAGAAAAAGATATAAATGAAATGATAATGCATGGGTATAAACAACAAGAATTAAAAAGTATTATATTAAAAAATTCTTATGATAATCTTGAAGCCACTTTTTTAATTAATATTTGGAGACAACATGACTGAAGAATACGAAAACTATGATGATAACGAAGAAGAAACCTTTGAGGATCAATTGGAAAATCTTTCTGACGAAGAAATAGAAAACAATCCAAAAAAAGCAGAAAAAATTGCAGAAGCATACATCGCATTTTCGGAAAACTTTTCTCAATACATCAAAGGAATAGATAAGGAATTGTGGAGAAGAGCAGTCGATTATGCAAAATCATGTGCAGAAGAAGATGTAGACGGTGTTAGTTTTAGATATTCAGAGGACAACGATGAGGAAGAATAAAGAAATATTTTTAGGTAAGATGTCATTTTTATCTGATCCTTTTATTAATCTAACTGAAACTACCTTACATGGAGCAAATCCTAATTCTGATACAGGATTGGTGACTTATGTAGATGTTCTTGATTGTGGACACGTTTCATATGTTGACCACATGGGAACCGATTTGACTGTAGTGAATGCTGCTCGAGTTTCCTTTTCAAAAGAAAGTACATGGATTAAGAAAAAAATCTATGATTACATAGAAGAGGCAGATGAACATGTTTTAGAAAGAGATGCATTATCAGATAGAGATAAGAAGTTAATTTCATATCTTGCAGAACATAATCACTGGACTCCTTTCGGTCATCCTCAAGTCACAATCAGAATTAAAACTCCTATTTTTATACGAGCACAACTAGGTAAACATCAAGTTGGTTTGGTCATGAACGAGATAAGCAGAAGATATGTAACATATGAACCAGAATATTACACTCCTGCTTGGAGAACTGCTCCTACTGATGGGGCAAAGCAAGGAAGTTCTAGTTTTATGTTTGATACAGATAGTGAAGAGAAATGCAAAGAATTAGATAGAAAATACGAATCAATTGTTGATTCCTGTCATGCAATGTACAACGAATTGATAGAAATGGGAGTAGCACCAGAACAAGCAAGATCTATTTTACCACAAAACATGTATACCGAATGGTGGTGGACAGGATCGTTATATGCTTTTTCTAGGATATACAATCAAAGAATTGAAATACATTCTCAGTGGGAAGCAAGAGAATATGCAAGAGCAATTGGTCAAGTTCTTTCTTCTCTTTTTCCTGTATCTTGGAAGGCTCTGACAAAAAAAGCATAAATATATGCATTCAGATATAAATTAGGAGAATAAAATGAAAAGTAAAATGTCATTGTATAATGAATTTATACATTTGTCTAGATATTCAAGGTGGTTAGAGGACGAAAAGAGAAGAGAAACTTGGGAAGAAACAGTACAAAGATATTTTACTTTTTTTAAGAAATATTTAAAAGAAAATTATAAATATATACTGGATGAGAACCTAGAAAACGATCTAAAACAAGCAATTTTAAATCTTGAAGTAATGCCCTCTATGAGGGCATTGATGACCGCAGGCGAAGCCCTTGAGAGAGAAAATGTAGCAGGTTATAATTGCTCTTATGTCAATGTAAACAGACTAAGAGCATTTGATGAAATTCTTTATATTCTCATGAATGGTACAGGAGTAGGATTCAGTGTTGAAAGAGAATCAGTCAGTAAACTTCCTACTATCTCTGAGGAATTCACTCAGAGCGATACTACAATCGTTGTTCAAGACTCGAAACTTGGATGGGCAAGGGCATTCAAGGAACTTGTATCCTTACTTGTTGGTGGTCAGGTTCCAAGATGGGACTTATCAAAAATTCGTCCTGCGGGAGCAAGACTTAAGACCTTTGGTGGTAGAGCGTCTGGCCCAGAACCCTTGGATGATTTGTTCACTTTCACAGTTGAAACTTTTCGTAAGGCTGCGGGAAGAAAGCTTACAACAATCGAGTGCCATGATATCATCTGCAAGATTGCTGAAATTGTCGTCGTAGGTGGTGTTCGTAGATCTGCTCTGATTTCGCTATCATCTTTGACCGATGAAAGATTGAGAGATGCAAAGAGCGGGGCTTGGTGGGAAGCAAACCCACAAAGAGCACTCGCAAACAATTCTGTTGTTTATAAAGAAAGACCAGAAATTGGAACATTCATGGAAGAATGGATCTCTCTTTATAAGTCCAAGAGCGGAGAAAGAGGTATTTTTAATCGTTCCGCTGCAAAGAAGCAATGTGAAAGAGCAGGAAAACTAAGAGGAGATGAAGGCCCAGAAAGAAATCCTAATTATGATTTTGGGACTAATCCATGTTCTGAAATTGTTCTTAGAGATCGTGAGTTCTGTAATCTTTCTGAAGTTGTAGTCAGAAACGAAGACAATCTAAAAACACTAAAGAGAAAAGTAAGACTTGCTACCATACTCGGAACAATTCAATCAACACTTACTAATTTTAAATATATTTCTAGTGAGTGGAGTAACAATTGTGACGAAGAAAGACTTCTTGGTGTTTCCTTGACAGGAATCATGGATAACGAACTCACTTCCGGGTTAAAGGACAAAGAAGAACTTAGAAAGATACTAAGAGAACTCCGAAAGGAAGCAATAAAGACAAATAAAGAATTTGCTTCTAAACTAAAAATTAATGAGTCTGTTGCGATAACTTGTGTGAAACCATCAGGGACAGTATCGGCTCTTGTCAACTCCTCTTCGGGTATTCATGCAAGACATAATCCTTATTACATTCGTACTGTCAGAGCAGACACAAAAGATCCATTATGTATCTTTATGAAAGAAAAAGGGTTTCCTTGTGAACCATGTGTAATGAAGCCAGATCATACTATGGTGTTTTCTTTCCCAATGAAGTCTCCAGATCATGCTGTCTGTAGAAAAGATTTAACAGCAATTCAACAACTTGAATTGTGGTTATTATATCAAAAAGAATGGTGTGACCATAAACCAAGCATTACTGTTTCTGTTCAAGAGCACGAATGGATGAATGTTGGTTCTTGGGTGTGGGATCATTTTGATGAGATGTCAGGTGTTTCATTCTTGCCCTTCTCAGATCACACATATCGACAAGCACCTTTCCAAGATTGCGACGAAAAGGAATACAATGCTTTGTTGGAGAAGATGCCTAAAGATGTTGATTGGTCTGAATTATCTTCATATGAAAACCAAGACAACACAATAGGATCTCAAGAGTTAGCATGTTCTGGAAATTCATGTGAGATAGTCGATATCGTCAGTAAATAAAAATTAAATTATTCTAATTTAGAACCCCCGAACTTCTAGTAAGTTCGGGGGTTTTTGTATTATAAATACTATTATGAATATAGCAGGTATAGATTATTCTTTGCGTTGTCCGTGCATTTGCAAAATAAATGTGGACTATACTTTTCATTTTGAAAATTGTAATTTTAATTACATAACAGACGTTGTAAAGTATCAAAGAGATACAGAGAATATAAAAGGATCTAAATATGAGGACTGGACCGAAGATCTACAGAGATACGAAACCTTAGCAGATTGGGTTGTTCAGTTCATAGGAGATTGTGATCAAGTGGCGTTAGAAGGTTATTCCTATTCATCAAGTGGTAGAGTTTTTCATATAGCAGAAAACACAGGAATATTAAAATATAAATTGTATCAGTTATCCATACCTCTTACTATATTTCCCCCAAGTGAAATTAAAAAATTTGCAACAGGAAAAGGAAATGCAGATAAAGAAAAGATGTATACTTCTTTTACGGAAGAAACAGGAATAGACTTAAAAAACAAGATAGACTACACAAGAGAAAAAATAGAAAGTCCATTAGCAGATATAGTCGATTCTTTCTATATTTGTAAAAAATTATGGAGTACAATTAAAATATGAATATAATCTATATCAAAAAAAGAAGAAAACCAAGTGTGATTACAGATCAATTGGTATTACATTTAGATATACAGAATAGTTCATCATTTACAAATTCTGGAAATGTTTGGTACGACATAAGCGGTGAAGCCAACCATGCAACATGGCAAGGTGGTTCTAGTTATGTAGTTTCTAATACTAGTGAACTAAACGACGGAACGGATACATTTTTTTTTAATGGTTCTACAACTAGTTATTTTCTTTGTGCAAATAATACTCCATTAAGTACAAATACAGGAACATTTTCTATATGGTTTACTGGAATTGGTGTCAATCGTAGACTAGCAGGGCAAAGTGCAACTTGGGAATTTTTAAGAAGTAATGAGCCGCCTAATTATAGATTTGACTTAGGTGGATCAAATCAAATTGTATCTTCTACTACTGGATGGGGTAGTGGAGTTTGGCAAAATATGGTTGTAACTTGGGATAGTACAGCAAATACTAGTAAATTGTATAGAAATGGTTCTTTAGTGACATCAGGAACTTCGGTTGGATCATCATCTGGTGCTCTTACTATTGGAAGATCTCCTGGAGGTGTAACTCAAATGTATAACGGATCAGTAAGCCATGTTTTATATTATCATAAAGTTTTGAGTGCAACTGAAGTTGAATACAATTATGATGTAATGAAAAATAATCATATTTAAAGCAAGGGTATAAATTAAAACATGAACATAATATATGTCAAAAAAAGAAGAAAACCTGAACCAGAGGAACCAGCGCCGTTGAATCTGATAGGACACTGGAAATTAGACGAGACATCAGGTACAACGGCATACGATTCTTCTAGCAGTGGCAAAAACGGCACACTGTACAACATTTCCGTTCCGAGTGCGTGGGTATCAGGACATCGTGGAGGGGCTCTGGATTTCCCCGGCAGTACGACGAGTCCATATGGGTCCGAGGTCGTGGTCGGAACAGGCAGTGACTTTGCGTTGACGACTTATACCGTCGCTGGCTGGTTCAAGACTACAAAGACGAGCAACTACAATGTGATCACCTCGCGCCATCTATATTCAACGAACCGCGACTGGTGGGTAGCCACTTGGAAGTCAGGAGCCAGCACACATACGACTGGTGCCTTGGTATGGAGAACAAGCACTGGAGTCGATCTTGGTTCTTCGTCTAGTAAAGCTGATGGGGAGTGGCATCATTTTGCTATAGTGTTGAATGGTTCCACCGATGCGAAACTATATGTGGATGGCTCGCTTGAGGCCCA